GGGCGGGCCGAGACTGTCGAAACAGGAGATAGCCGAATTCAAACGCATCTGGAATATGCCGTATTCGCGGCTCAAATACGAGAAAGCCCCAACCATGGTCGGCCAGGGTGATGAGAAGCAAACATTATTCTAGCCGACCAGCCGGAAGGGGCCAACGTGAACTGCCAGAACTGCAAAACGATAACCGAAGGGGGATATTCACTGTGCGAGACGTGCGAACTGCGTTTCGCCGGCACGCTCCTGCGACTGGCGCGCGACGTCACGCCGTTGCATGACTCGTTGGACGCGACCCTGCATCCGGGCGGGCATTCGCCCACGCGAATCCAGACGGCCACTCCCCCGACTCCTATCAGGCTTGACGTGCTCGACCTGATCGACATGCTCGACGCCACGGCCCGTGAACTATGGCGTTGCCTCGACGGCATCGACGCCTTGGACTGGCGCAAAGACAAACGCAACGAGGATCTGAAGGCCACGCTCATCGCATGCGCAGGCCACCCCAGGCTCGCCACGTTCGCGGACGCGGGCTTCTACATGCACGTCGTTGACGGCATCGCACGCAAAGTCGATGCTGCGCTGGACCCGCCGGAGCAACGCCGCGAGATAGGAACCTGCGAACTATGCGAGACCATGCTCACCGCTGGGGCAGCAGACCAGTGGGTGACATGCCCGGTCTGCGGGAGGGAACAGCGAGCGCAGACGGTTAAACTGCGTAGGCTCAAGACGTTGTGTTGGGATGATTCCAGGCGCGGGTCTGCGGCTGAGATAGCCAAGGTGTTCACGGACGCGGGAATCACCGTCAAAAGGCATACGCTCACCGTGTGGAAATCCCGAGGCAAGCTTGATGTCACGCCCCAAGGCATTTCATACAGCAGCGTCTACCGGCTCGTCATCAGTGGCGGACTTGACAAAGAGCTGACTGTGACCGCATAATGTCAGTGGATTAGTATCGAAAAACCCAGCTCATGTGGCTGGGTTTTCGCGTATCTATGCTTTGTTTTTGCGTGGTCTCCCCCCTCCGACACCACGTCCCGGACGTTGAGCGTTCCATTCATCGATGGTCTCAGGCAACCAGCCGCGCGTGCGCCCTATCGTGGCGTCGGGCTCAGGGAGCTTGAGGTTGAGCAAGCCGCCACTGGTGATGCCAAGGCGTTCTGCGACCTGTTTGACGCCGAGATATTCAGTCGCCATTGCTTGCCCTTCCTGCCAGATAACCCAGCACGCCCGAGCACATTCCGAACACACCTGCCGGTACGCTCTGGGATGCGATGGCCAGCGCGAGGCTGACGACTCCGAACATGAGTGCGATGATTCCTATCTTGCCGTTCATGATGTTCCATGGAATAGTTGGGAGTGGAGCCGTGGCTCTGGATAGTACGATTATCCGGAATCCACGGCTCTTGTTACCGCTTGCGCCGTCTGTTCAGCGGCTTTCGCGGCTTGCTCTTCGCAATCAATGCGACGGCCACGGCGGCGATGGGTGCGAGTGCCGCACCCAATCCGGAGAGGAACTCCCCGATGGCCTTGAGCAGCTCCGCGATCTGTTCCATGTTCACCTCCTTTCCTTGGCTGATATATCTATAGTAACACAATAACTATAGATATGCAAGCCGAGGACACCAAGACACGCCAACGGACACAATGACTGCGAGGCATACATGAGCTGGCGAGTCTGCTCGACACCCGGATGTCCGAACCTCATCGAGACACCGGCACGCAAATGCGACGCCTGCACCCGAGCCCAACGGGACCGCACCCGTACCCGTGGACGCAACCCATACAACACCAAGGGACATCAATCGTTTCGCAGGCAGGTGCTCGCACGAGACCCATACTGCACATGCCCCGGCGACCCCGAGCACGGAGGCTGCGGCAAACACAAGGGGCTCTGCGGAAAACCAAGCACAATCGCGGACCATTACCCATACGAGCGAATCGAACTCATAGACATGCGACTCAACCCCAACGACCCGAAGTTCGGACGAGGATTATGCAAACAATGCCACGACGTGAAAACCGGCAGAACAAGACCAGCAGGCTTCAATACCAAACAGTAAAAAACGACCGGCAACACCCAGGGGGGGGTGGGGTATCGACCACCCCTGCCTGACCGCCGGTGAGCTGTCTGTCGGGTGCGCAGGGTTCAAACATCGCTGGCGGACCGCCGCGAGGGCGGTCTCGTCGATCTGTCGCTAGGGCGCAAGGCCATGACGAGAGGTGAACATCATGCCAAGTGGAGGCAAACGAGTACGTTCCGGGCCGGCCAAGGACCCGAACAGCGAGAAGAGCCGCAGACTCGGATACACATTGCAGAGCCTGCCGAACACCGAGTGCCGGATGAAGCCGCCGGAATGGCCCTTGGAGCCCGCCGATGACGAGCGCGTCCGCAAACTTGAGGCGGAGAAGTGGAAGTGGCTGTGGAAGCTGCCTCAGGCACGCGCCTGGCATCTGCCCCAGTTCAAGTGGATGATTCACGAACTGGCGTTGTACGCGCGGCTTTCCACCGCATGCGAGATCGCGCCGGCACCCACGGCGTTGACCGTGCTGCTGCGCATCTCCGACCGCGTCGGCATGAGCGCCGCCGGATTGCAGGCATTAGGCTGGAAAATCGAAGCGGAGGCCGAGCGGAAGTCAGTCGATTCGGAGTTCACGCGCCGCAGGGCCAAGGAGCTGAACCGGGAATCAGCCGCCGAACGCTCTCCCATGGACGAGACGAGGCATGTGTACCAGCGTCGGATGAGCGGCAATGGCTGACGAGGATTCATGGCTCATCGACTTCCCCACGTTGGGGCATCTGGTGTGCGCATGGATCGAACGTCACTGCCGGCAGCCTGACGGCCCGTTGCGAGGCCGTCCGGTGGTGCTGTCCGACTGGCAGTACTGGCTGGCGGCGAACCGTTGGCGCATCCGCGAGGACGCCCCATATGTGCCGCCCGAGGAAGTCACCGTCGACAACCCGATGGTACTCAACCAGGCATTCGAATACCGCATGACGCTGACCGTCGGACCGCAGAAATGGGGCAAGGGGCCATGCACGGCGTTCTTCACCGCCGCCGAGGGCTGCGGGCCCACCATCTTCGATGGCTGGGCGCGAGAAGGCGACATGTACCGTTGCGCCGACAACGGTTGTCCGTGCGGCTGGGAGTGGCCGTACAATCCGGGCGAGCCGAAAGGCCGTCGACATCCGTCGCCGCTCATCCAGCTGACCGCCAACTCCGAGGAACAGGTACGCAACATCTACCGTCCTCTCGTGGCGACGATCCTGCTGGGCCCGCTCAAGGAGCTCATGCGCGTGAGGGACACCTTCATCCGCATATTGCAGCCGGGGCGCGAAGGCGAGGCCGACGCCTTGGACTTGGATCGCATCGACGTGGTCACCGCCTCGGCGAAATCCCGTCTGGGCAATCCGATCACGGACGCCGAACAGGACGAGGCCGGCCTGTACACGAAATCGAACGGCATGATAGCGGTCGCCACCACGCAGCGTCGAGGAGCCGCCGGCATGGGCGGCCGCACGCATGCGTGGACGAACGCATGGGATCCGGGCGAGGACAGTTACGCGCAGCAGGTGTTCGAGAACGCCGAGGACGACGTGTTCGTGTTCTACCGGAACCCCGATCTCGCGAAATCATTGCGTCACCGCGACGGCCGGCCGTTGGACTTCAATCTGAAATCCGAACGGTTGAAGATGCTCGAATACGTGTATCGCGGCTCCCCGTGGGTCGACCTTAATTCCATCGAATCGGAAGCCAAGGCGCTGATGAAGACCGACCCGACCCAGGCGGAACGGTTCTTCGGGAACCGTCTGGTGCAGGGCGGCGGCGCATGGCTCGAAGACGGACTGTGGGAGAGCTGCTATGCCGGCGCATGAACTCTGGTTGCCGAACCCGCCAAAAGGCACGCGCGTATGCGCGGGCTTCGACGGTTCGGAGAACGACGACTGGACATGCATCAAGATGGAGACCCTCGACGGGCTGATATTCACTCCCCGATACGGGCCCGACCGGCGTGCGACCATCTGGAACCCGAAGCAGTGGGGCGGCCGCATCCCCCGCGCCGAGGTATCCGCAGCATGGGCGGAACTCAACGAACGCTACAAGATAGAACGCGCCTACTGCGATCCCGGCTTCCGCGACGAACTGTCATGGGAATCGGAGATAGAAGCATGGGATCGCGCCTACGGGCCGAAGAAATTCATGCCATGGAGCATGTCGGGCAGCTCCCGCATCGGAGCCGTCTACGAGGCATTGCGCCGATTCGAGGCCGACCTGACCACGCACCGCATCACGCAGGACGGCTGCCCCATCACCCGCACCCACATGATGAACGCGCGAAAGGTCGCCAAGACCCTGGAACGCTACGGACTGGCGAAACCCCAACAGAACAGGAAGATAGACGCCGCCGTGACCAGCGTGCTCGCCCACGAAGCCGCATGCGACGCGCGAGCCGCCGGCTGGGGCGCTCGCAAACACAATTACATGCTTACCGGATCATCGACCAGAAGGAGGTACTGATGGACTACAGCCAGCAGGAACTGTCCTCATTGGCGAACCGACTGGCCGATAAGATCCAGTTCCGTCGACCCAGCATCGGCACCCACACCGATTACGTCTTGGGCAAACGCGGCAAGCTCAAGTTCGCGTCCAAGGAATTCAAGCGCTACATGAGCGACCGGTTCTCCGATTTCTCGGACAACTGGTGCCTCCCGGTGGCGCAGGCCCCGGTGGAACGCATCAAGTTCAAGGGCTTCGTCCCTTATGATGACGTGAAGCTCGGCACCGGCATCATGAAATGCCTCGACCGCAACGACTTCGAACGCGGACTTCAGGAAGCCGCGCTGATGATGACCACCACGGGTCGCGCGTTCGCTTTGGTCACGCAGGTCGATGGCAGGGCCCGCATCACGTTCGAGCACCCGGACAGCGCCGCAGTCATCTACGATGCGCGCACCGGCCAGCCGTCAGCCGGGTTCCTCATCCAGCAGGGCGACGACAAGGAGTACGGCACCCTCATGCTGCCCGGCTGGACGGTCAGCATGGAACGCAAGAAGATGCTCGGTCTGACCGACCAGCGCGTGCCGCCCGACGTGTACGGCTGGAAGATGAATGACCCTCAGCCCACCGGTCTGGACACGATTCCCCTGCGCGAGTTCCGCAACCAGATGCTATTGGACAATGCGCCGATCAGCGACATCGCGCACGTCGAATCGATGCAGGACACGGTCAACGTCGTATGGGCCTACCTGCTGAACGCATTGGACTACGCCTCACTGCCGGCACGAGTCATCCTCGGCGGAGACCCGCTCGTCGAGCCCGTCTACAACGAGGAGGGACAGCAGGTCGGCGAGAAGCCCATCGAACTCGACAAGCAGGTGCTGGAGCGCATCTACCAGTTCACCGGCGACAACGTGAACCTGGGCGAATGGTCAAGCTCGAACCTGAACGTGTTCATCCCGGTCATCGAAAAAGCGGTGGAGCATATCGCCGCCGAAACACGCACCCCCGGCCATTACCTGCTGACGAACGCGGAGGTTCCGGCCACCGGATACGAGGTCGCCGAAGCCGGCCTCGTATCCAAGACCATCGAACGCATCAGCTTCCTGAAATCCCCCATCCGCGACATCTGCAGCATCGCCATGCGCTACGAGAACGACGCGAATGAGGCGGACATCATCGCCGACTCAAAGGTGCAGTTCGCGACCCCGCAGTATCGCAGCGAGACGCTGATGGCGGACGCGATGCTCAAGTACAAGCAGCTCGGCTTCCCGATCCAATGGGTCGCGGAGCAGATGGGGCAAAGCTCGGACGAGGTGCAGCGCATCATGCGCATGCGCGCCGACGAGATGGCCGACCCCGAACTCGAATCGTTGAACCGTGCCCTGCAGATCGGAGGCGCTGATGGCGGTCGAATCGCAGGTGCTGGCCTACAGTCAGAAACGGCTGGCGACGTTGGAGCTGGCGGCGGACAGGGCCGCGCGCAGAACATGGAACAGGGTCGACGCCAATAACATCCAGGCGTCGTGGAAGTCGATAAGCCGCGACTTCCTCACCCTGTTCTCCACCATCCAAACCAAGTCGGCGGAGACGGCCATCGACGCGAGCGGCATGATGCTCGCCGAACAGGGCGTGTACGTCACTCCCCATGCTTTGGCCAACCCGAACGCATTCGCGGGCTGGGCTCCGTCCGGCCTCGACATCGCATCCTACTTCCAATCCCCCGTGTTCGCCGCCCTGCACGCGATACGCACCGGCAGCTCGCCGTTGGAGGCATTGGAATATGGGCGCAACCTGCTGGTCATGCTCACCTCTCTGGCGGTCATGGACACCGCCCGCCAGGCGGAGTCACTGGACATCACCAGCCGTCCCAAGGTCGGCTACGTGCGTGTCGAATCCGCCACCTGCTGCGACAGGTGCATGATATTGGCCGGCAAATGGTTCCGATTCAACGAGGGGTTCCTGCGCCACCCTCACTGCCACGGCCGCCACGTGCCCTGCAGCCAGGGCATGGCCAAACAACAGGGGTGGATCAGCGACCCCATGGAGGGTTTCAAAAGCCTCTCCCGTGAGGAGCAGGACAAGCGCTTCGGCGCGAATTACGCGCAGGCCATCCGCGATGGCGCCGACATCTACCAGGTCGTCAACTCGAAACGCGGCATGCAAAGGGTGGGCAAAGGCTATACGGCGTTGACCACCAGCGAGGGCACCACCCGATACGGGTGGGCCAGCATGCAATACGCGCAACAGTCCGGACGGAGGATGAAACGCCGCCTGTCCATCGACGGCATCTACTCGCTGATCGGAGGCGACCGGGAGAAGACCATAGCCGCGTTGAAGGCCAACGGATATTTCGTGGACAACGACTGGCGCGGCAAGGTGCCCGAGATCCGCAAGGGCATGTGGCTGCACGACAACACGTACCGGCAGGGGCGCGTCGAACTGTTGACCGCCGCCGAGAAGCGCGTTCAGACCGCGAAGCTCCGCTACGAGGCCGTATTGGAGGGACGCAACCCCAACGATGGCCGCATGCCCCTCACCCCCGAAATCGCGGCCCAGTGCGAACGCGAATACCGCCGATGGGTCACCTCCGGCGGCCAGATTTTCCAGCAATGATCCAGCGAATCGAAAGGAAGAACATGGATCCCGCAAACCAGAACCAGCAGACAGGCGACAACGAGTCCAAGAAGCCGGAGAACACCGGCGGCGAGGATTGGCAGTCGAAGTTCGAGGGCCAGCGGAAAGTCAACCGCGACCTCGAAAAGAAACTGAACGAAGCCTACGCCAAGGCCGACAAGGTAGACGAACTCGAAAAACAGATCGCCGCCCTGCAGGGCAAGGAGGCCGAATACGAGGCCGCCCGGAAGGAGCAGGCCGTCAAGGACGAGGCCCTTGCCGCCGCCAACCAGCGCATCCTCAAGGCCGAAGTCCGCGCCGCAGCCAGCGGCAAGCTCACCGACCCGGCCGACGCCCTGCGCTACCTCGACCTGTCCAAATTCACCGTCACGGCTGACGGCGGCGTGGACAGCCAGGCCATCGCCAATTCGATCGGCGAACTGCTGGAACAGAAACCTTATCTCGGGAAAGCCGAGCAAGCACCCTCGGGTGCGAACATCACGCCGCCCAGCGGAACACGGGACGGCGACCGCCATCAGGGTCAGCTCACCCGAGACGACCTGAAAACCATGAGCCCCGCAGAAATCGTCAAAGCCCAACAGGACGGGCGACTGAAGGACCTGCTCGGAGCCAACTAAACGGAAGGAGGCCTTAAATGGCCATCACCAATTTCATTCCCGAACTGTGGAGCGCCAACATCCTGCTGGAACTCCAGAAGAACCTCGTCTACGGTTCCGCAGTGAACCGCGACTACGAGGGCGACATCGCCAACTACGGCGACACCGTGCACATCACCGGCATCGCGCACATCAGCATCGGCGACTACACGGCCCACACCGACATCACCATCGAACCGGCCACAGACAAGGACGCCGGCGAACTCGTCATCAACCAGAGCAAGTACTTCGCGTTCGAAATCGACGACGTGGAGAAGCGCCAGGCCATGAACAACCTGACCGCCGCATATTCCCGGGACGCCGCCTACAAGCTGCGCGACCTGACCGACCAGTACCTGGCCGGCCTGATGGCAGCCGGCGCGAAGAGCAAGCTCGACCCGATTTCCGGCGCCACCGCCACCAAGGCGTACGACACAATCGTGGATCTGGCCACCGCATTGGACAAGCAGAACGTGCCCGACGCGGGCCGTTGGGTCATCGTCACCCCGGACTTCTACGGTCTGCTGCGCAAGGACAGCCGTTTCGTCGCGGGCGCCGAGTCCGCTCATTCCACGCTGCTCAACGGCGTGGTCGGTGAGGCCGCGGGCATGACCATCCTCAAGTCCAACAACGCTCCCGCAGCCAAGGGCGGCTCCACCCAGTCTCCGACCGATGAGGGCAACGTCATCATCGCCGGCACCAACGCGGCCACCACGTTCGCGGAGCAGATCGCCAAGGTCGAGGCCACCCGCAAGGAGAAGGGCTTTGACGACATCGTCAAGGGGCTGCACCTGTACGGCGCGAAGGTCGTGCGCCCCGAAGCGCTGGCCACCGTACACTTCAAGGTGGGCAAGTGATGGCCGGCAGCTATGAGGCCATGCCCTACGTGGGCGAAGCCGAATAACCGCATAGGGGGTGACTCATGGACACGCTGGCAACGGTCAAGGACCTTGATTCATACGGCATCGAATACGCGGACGGAAAGCTCGCTGGCAAGCTGCTCGAATCGGTTTCGGCCGCGGTGCGTGACGCCGCAGGGTGCCCCATCACACGCGGCGAATACACGGTGACCATCCCCGGTGAAACCTCACGCAGGCTCGACCTGCCCATGCGCCCCGTGATTTCCGTGAGCCGCGTGCTCATGGACGGCGAGCAGACCGGTGATTGGAAACTGCTCGGCAACGCGCTGTACAGGGAAAGCCTGTGGAGCCTGCCGAACATGGTCCCCCGCTCCATCACCGTCACCATGCTCGCCGGCTATGACCCGATCCCCCCGGACATCGTGCGCCTCGTGTGCAGCATGGTCGCAGCCGGACTCGTCCAGCAGTCGAACGGCGGCCCCGGCGCTCACCGCGACGAATCGTACGCACGAATCGACGACGTGCAGATCGGCTACCGTCAGGGCGACTCCGAGATCATCGACGCACTCGAACTGCCCGAGGGCACGAAACGAGCCCTCCGCAACAGGTTCGGCATGCGAGGCATCGCCATAGGGGTGTTCCGATGAACGTGCAGCACATCCTCAACCGAGGCCGACAGCTCGCCGAATCATTGATGACCGACCAATGCCGCGTCACCCATATGGGCAAACCGGTCACCGACCCCGAAACGGGACTGGTGGAACCGGCTGCGAACACCGTGTATGAGGGCAAGTGCAAGGTGCAGACCTCGGGCGGTCTGGCCGCCGAGAACACGGAGGGCGGCATCGTCGAAGCGTTGGGTGCCGTCACCCCCGTGTGGAGCATGTACGTGCATTTCCCCTACGGCACCACGGGTTTATTGCCGGGCGACGTGTGCGAGATAACCGAAGCCGCCGACCCGAATCTCAAGGGCAGGAAACTCCGGTTGTTGAACATGCAGTCCGAGAAGACACACTCCACCGCATGCCGGTGGAACGTGAAGGAGGTGGGCAACAGCAATGAGTGACGTGACAGTCGACGCTTCGGAGCTGACCGCTTTCGGCCGCAGGGTCGCCGCAGCGCACGCCATGGCTTCGGTCAAGGTCGCGCAGGCGGTGAAGAAGGGCGCGCAAAACGTCAAGGAAGGCGTCATCTCCGACCTGCAGACATCATCGAACTACGCGATCAGCCGTATCGGCATCGGCTACGAAATGGGCAGCACCGGCACCACCATTTATGCGGATGTGAGCCCCCGCGACGGCGGAGCTTCCGACTTGGCCAACATCGCGTTCTTCGGCACCGCGAAAGGCGGCGGAACCCACTGGTTTTACCAGTTCGCCGAACAGGAATTGCCCACGCTCGCCGAATACGTGGGAGACGCGGCCGACGACATGCTGATAGGAGCCATCGGATTATGAGCGTCATGGACTTGACCAATGCGGTTCTCGATCTGCTGCCCTCCATGCCGTCCGGCGTGAAGGTGTACAGGCAGGAGGAGCCATTGGAGTCGGAGATGCCGCCGTGGATCATCGCGCGCGTCTCCACCGACCGTCATGTGGCGGCGGAGACGATGCGGTTCACCGCCCACTCCGCCCTGTTGGAGGTTCGCGCCGTCAGCACCACCGCCGACAGTGTGAACATCTGGTGTGACGACATGCTGATTCCCGCGTTGGCGAACCGCTCCCCCACCCGGCCGCCGGGCTACACGGTCGGCCAGCTCACCCTGTACGAGGATTCCGGCGCATACGCGGCCGGTCTGACCGCCGACGACACCGCGCGCCGCTACCAGGTGCGCGTCCTCCGGTTCCGATTCACGTGGAGCCGACCGTAATCAACCAATCATTTACCAAAAGCCTTCAACGCCACCCCATACGGGGGGTGGCTTTTTGCTTTAAGGAGCGCATCATGACCCTGAAACTGGGTACAGAGATTCCCGGCACCAGTGCCGAGGGCAACATCACCACCATCTGGGTGCCGGCGATCAAGAACATCAAGGCCCCGACCATCATCGAGCTCGAGGCCGGCACCGACATCTCGAACTACGTCATGCTTGGCGGCTGGAGCTTCGACCCGTCGCAGGACACCGTGTCCGACCAGCGCGAGAACACCGTGCAGGACTTCGGGGCCCCCGGCCGCAAGAGCGCCGGCGACATCAGCATCGAGGTCATCGACAACACGAACACGGAGCACAAGGAACAGAACGAGGCCGTCACCCTCATGCACGAGGGCGCGTCCGGCTATATCGTGCGTCGCCGCGGCGTGGCCACCGACGCGCCATTGGCCTCCGGCCAGAAGCTCACCGTCGTGAGCGTGAAGTGCGGCGAAAAGAAGGTCATCAACCCGGATGCGAACACCATGATCCGCAGTCAGATCCCGCTGTTCGCTCAGGCTCCCGGCTGGGAGTCCGAGACCGCCGTGCTGGCCGCAGCCTGACAAGTTCTTCCGTGCGGGGATTCTAAGCCTTTCTGGCCCCGCACAGGCATTCTCTCTTCTCTCTCTCAGAAAGGTTTTCAGACTTTCAGAAAGGGATAATCATGGCTTTGGAAGTGAAGCGCAAGCGCGTGGACGTCGACCTCATATTGGATCAGGAGAAGGCCGAACAGGTCGCCGCATTGGGAGCAGACCTGGAACGCGCCATGGCGCAGCATGTGACCGAGGGCGGCAACGCCGCCGCCAAACGCATCGCCGAACAAATCGACAGGCTGCGCGACGAGGTGAAGGACGACACCGTCCGCATCACCCTGGAGGCGCTGCCGCTCTCCCAGTGGCGTCAGGTACTCGAGGCGAACACCGTCACCGAGAACGGCGTACCGAAACAACACATCGAGGACATCTGCGCCGACGCCGTCAGACTCATGGTCAGGAAGACCGTGCCGGAAACCCCCGTGGAAGAGCTGGCCAACGTCATGACCGAACTGTCCGACGGCCAGATCAGCCCCATCTGGTACGCGATCCGTGACCTGAATGCGAAGCTCATCGACCCAAAAGACGCACTCGAATCAGCCTCGCGGATAATCCGCAGACAGTAAGGGAACTGCGAATCTGCCAGAAGCTCGGCATCAGCTACAAGCGTTGGCTCGGCTGGGAACCGTCGTATCGGGTGGAAAGGGACGGGCATAGGCGCATCACCGGCTACACGCCGGAAACCGAATGGGATGCGACCGAACGCGAATGGATGCTCGCACTCGACGAATACGAGCGCACGCTGTGTCCGCGCTGCGGGATGCCCGTCAGCATATGCCACGACGAGCTGGCCCCCACCAAATACGCGAGCGAGGTCGGCGTCTGTCAGATCGACCTGATGCGCCGCATCGGGCTCGAAGAATACCGCAAGGACCATTCCGCGGAATCCGCCACGAAACTTGACTCACTGACCGTGGGCATCAACCCACGATGATCCGACAGGAGGATATGCCATGGCCGGTGGCCTGAACCGCACCATCACCGTCCGCCTGCTCGCGGACACCAGCAATTTCACCGCCGGCATGGCCAAAGTGTCCGGCGAAAGCCAGAAGACCGCGACCACCATGGAAGCCGCCGGAGGCAAATCGAAGCTCATCACCACCGGCATCGCGGCGGCCGGTGTCGCCGCCACCGCGCTGGGCGTGGCCGCTGTCAGGATGGCGGCGGACTTCGACGCCAGCATGTCGACGGTGCAGGCCAACACCGGAGCCAGCGCAGATGAGATGAATCAGCTCCGTCAGGCCGCCATCGACGCCGGCGCCGACACCATATACTCGGCCACCGAATCCGCCGACGCCATCAACGAACTCGGCAAAGCCGGCCTATCGACCTCGGATATTCTCTCCGGCGGTTTGAGCGGCGCATTGAACCTCGCAGCGTCCGACGGCATGGCCGTAGGCGACGCCGCCGAACTCATGGCCACCACCCTCAAACAGTTCAACCTGACGGGCGCCGAATCCACTCAGGTGGCCGACGCGCTGGCGGCCGGCGCAGGCAAGGCCGTCGGTTCCGCCCATGACCTCGGCCTCGCATTGAATCAGGCGGGTCTGGTGGCCAACAGCATGGGCGTCAGCATGCAGGAGACCACCGGCACGCTCGCCGCGTTCGCCAACGCCGGCATGATAGGCAGTGACGCGGGCACCAGCCTCAAGACCATGCTCCAACGACTGGCCAGCCCCACCGACAAGGCGCAGACCCTCATGGACGAGCTCGGCATCAACGTGTACGACGCCAATGGCAAGTTCATCGGCCTTGCCGGTGCCGCAGGCCAATTGCAGAACGGTTTGAGCGGCCTGAGTCAACAGGAACGCAATGCCGCGCTCAACACCATCTTCGGAGCCGACGCGGTGCGAGCCGCGAACGTGCTCTACGAGCAGGGCGCGGAAGGCATCGACGACTGGACGAAAGCCGTCAGCCAATCCGGCTACGCCGCGGACCTCGCCGCCAAGAAGAACGACAACCTGAAAGGCGATCTGGAGAATCTGAGCGGCTCTTTCGAATCCCTCATGATCTCTTTGGGCGAGGGAGGTCAGGGACCATTGCGCTCCCTCGTGCAGACACTCGACACCCTTGTTGACGGTTTCGCGTCATTGCCTGCGCCCGTACAGCAGTCCATAGTGCTGATGGCGGCTCTGGTTGGAGGCAGTGTCGCAGTCCACAAAGCGATGGGGCCGCTGAACTCTAGCAGCAGCCAGCTTGCGCAAACCCTCGGATTGATTGCCGATCCAGGGCAAAGGTTCATAGGCCTCGGCTCCGGAATCGCGTCAGCGTTCCAGACATGGGGCGCAACTTTCGGCAGTGCAGAATCTCAGATAAACACGTTTGGCACCACTATCAGTCGTTCCCAAGGCATTATGGCCGGTTTCAAAAACCTGGGAAGCGGCATAGTATCGTTGCTGGGCGGACCATGGGGCATGGCCATCACCGCCGCAGGACTCGCGTTGTTCGCTTTCGCGCGGGATCAGCAGGCCGCCACGCAACGAGTGGACGAACTCACCCAGGCGTTGCAGAGCGGACAAAGCGCCGCCGAATACTTCAACAAGGCGCTCTCCGAAAGCGATTCGTCACGCTACACGGCCGACATATTCAGCCGTTGGACCTCCGGCTACGACAATGTGCGAGAAGCACTCGACAAGATCGGCATCGCCCACAGCACCTACATCAAGGCCATACAAGGCGAGCCCGAAGCGATTCTGCGAGTCCGCGAACAGGCCGACAGCTACCGTGACTCGCTCGGCGGCATCAACCAGATGTGGGACCGCACCTCCAATGTTGCCTACGGCGTACTGAGCGAACAGCAGGAGATCTTCGAGAAATCAGCCGCAGCGGCCAAGGAGGACGCGGCCAACTCGAAGGCCGCCGCACAGGAGAAACTGGCGCAGACGCTGGCCACGTCCGGATTGGTCGACGCGCAGTCGGCGAACGCGGACGCCACGCAGGAATCAGCTGACGCCCAATCTATCCTTCAGGATGGTTTGGGAGCGACCACCGACGGCATCAACGAGCAGGCCACCGCCTTGGGCGAGGTCATTGACGCGCTCGGAACCTACTACGGTTTCGCGCTCTCCAGCTCCAACGCGCTCATCTCCATGCATGACTCGTTCGACAAGGCGACCGAAAGCGTGCAGAAGAACGGGCAGACGCTCGACCTGAACACCGAACAGGGACGAGCCAACCAGAGCGCGTTGAACGATCTCGCCGAATCCGCGTTGAAGGCGGCGGAAGCCCAGTCACGCAACGGCGAAGGACTCGAAGCGGTCAACGGCACCCTTGACCTGGCACGCGAGAAATACATCGCAGCTGCACATGCGATGGGCATGACCCCGGAAGCCGCAGA